GGCATTCTCAATAGCTGGATCTAATGGTTGCGGTTCTGGCGGTGGAGGCAATATCTCGTCAATATTCTGAACTTCAAGAGCCTGATACATCCTACGATAGGCTGCGTGTAAATTATGAACCTGTGGATTAGATTGTGCTAACTGCAACTGTGTCTGCGCCAACGTAACCCGTTGTGCCATCGAAAAGATGTTCGGGTCGCTTACAGGTACTACATCTACACGGCTGTCAAAATCTTCCGCCTTAATCATACGATTGCCACCCTCGACATCATATGGATACTCAGGAGGTAAATTATCTCTAAAGATTCTCGCTAAAACCCTAAACTCTTGACGTTGCGAATAATGCAACCTCTTATGTATGGCAGACATTACTTTCATGCCACGTTCTAGCATAGCCACTGTAGTGCCCACAGGAGCCGCTGAATTAGTGTCACCTGTCTGTTGATCCGCTAGTGAAACAAAACGCCTTCCCCCCTCTATGAGTGCGCCCAAAAGCTGGGCAAGCGTAGCTGACGGTTCCTTGTACGGAAGAGGTATAATCGCATCTCGTATGTTGCCCCCAGGAGCATCAATGTCTCTCCACTCACCAGGCTGTAAGGGTTCGTCATCATTACGAACCCTTACACCTCGTGCCTTGAACCCAGCAGGGAGGTTTGCTAGAGTCCCGGCGTCGATCAATTGTCGTAAAATACTCGTAGCCGCACGACCAAGACCACCGATCATGTGAATCAAACCAAAGCCATAAAACCCTAGCCCCGGCATAAACTTGTAATGCACAAAGTATTGCTGCTTTTTAGCTAACCCTGCACCTTCTTCAAAATTACGACGTACAGATAATATGTGACCTGACCCCTCATCCAAAGTAACAATGTACGGTATAGCTATTCCTGTAGGCTCCCCATTGGGAGACATGTCCTCAAAACCCTCAATATCTAAGTCAACATGCATCTCAAGAATAGTGTAAATCTCATCAGAATAAGTGCGAGACGTGCCCTGTATATTATCAATCTTCTCACGAACCTCGTCCTCTTGGTTGTACGTGCTTAACTCTACCTCTTTATAAAATCCCGCAATCTGCATCTTGCGAATCTCATTCGCATCCATGCGTAAGACATGCGTAACACGAGAAGCTGTCGCCAAATCTGATGCAGCATAAGGCACAACCAAATCTTGCGCAGGAATAAACTTTGATACCGCCCGCTGTTTAGCCTCATCGTAATAAACCTTCTTAAAGGTAGAACCTGACAAGGGTAAATAAAACAACAACTGATCCATGTCTGGATCAAACTCTTCCATGACCTCCATAATCTGGTAATTCATGAACTCTTTAACTCGACTGGCCTGTTCTTCCCTTGCTGCGTCCTGTAAACCCAAGACCTGAGTCTTTACTGGACCTCCTGAAGGCAACAACTCCTTGTATGCCTGCGCTTGGAACTGAGTAACACTCTCCGCAATTAACGGATGAGTAACACCAGAAGCTCCCTGAAACGGTTGAGTACGCTCCTCATACTTAACACCAAGTTGATCCAAGCCTTTAGTGTAAGTCTCTTCCCATTCAGATCTAGACTCCATGTCATCTTCATACGACGCTCTAAGATCAGAAGATATTTCTCGTAAGTAACCCTCATCCAGAAAATCCGCCAAGTTAGCGTTGTGAGGAATCTGCTGCTCTTGTTCAGCCCCCTCCATCGCCTCAACCAAGGCTTGAATAATTGCGCCCCCTTGACCATCCTGTATTACCTCCGCACCACCCTCAAAAGTCTCAGGTTGCGGAACAGATACGTCTACAGATGCTGCTGTCGGCATCATGTCTTGGGGTGAAATCCCAGAATCTACAATAGGTGGCAAAGCCATCAGTAATACTCCCGCTTACGGCGATATTCGTTATCTTCTTCGCCCTCACCATGCAAAGAAATAAATCCTCCTTGGCGAAAACGCATTAGTGCTAACGTCATACTATCACAAAAATCATCATGATCTCCATTAGGAAATGAGACAACCTCTTCTATGACTTCGTCAGCAAATTTCTTGTTCGTTGGTGCCCATACTACACCAGCTTCAAACAATGGCGCAACCATGTGCATTCTCGTTACCTTATCACGTCCTTTGCCCGGCGAGAAGCCCAATGCAGGAATACCGCGAAGCCGCAACTCGTCAATGAGCGGCGTGCCCGTCGCTTTCGCTTCGACCAATACCATGTCTGGCTCCCAGTATTCGTGTTCTTCAAAGGCTTTCTCCTTCAATTCAGGGAAGTTCCACCTCCCACGTTGCGCATCCATCAAAACTATGTTGTCAGGGCCACCCTCTTCTGGCTCAAATACGCCCCAAGTCGTAATCGCACTGTAATCCGCACTCTCTTTCTTGGAAAACGCCGTGTCATAGGACTGAAGTATGTATTTTACCGGGGGAATCTCCTCTTTTTCCCACTCTTGCCACCATTCCCGCTTGATTATAGCAGAATCCGACGATGTTGGGGTCTGTTGCCACTGCGCATTCCACTTTTGTACAGGCAATGAAGCCTTAATACCCAGTAATGCGTCCTTCTCCCAGAACTCAGGCCACAATGGCTTGTCAGAAGGCAAGATTGCAGGAAACTCCACAACCTCCCACTGGTCTGACATAATGTCACTACCCTGTGCAGCAATTAAACGACCTGTTAAATCCTTTTTACCCCATCGAGTCATAACAATTATGATAGCACCACCAGGTTGAAGACGCTGTCGAGGACCAGAAGTGTACCACTCATACGCATTGTCAAACGCACTCTCACTCATCGCGTCCTGCTCTGAGTGTGGATCGTCAATAACAAATAAATCCGCACCACGACCCGTTACCGCAGCTCCAACACCCGCCGCAAAGTACTCACCACCAGCACTGGTCTGCCATTTTCCCGCGCCCTTGTTGTCTTCTTTTAGATTAGTATCAGGAAATATGTCTTTATATTGTGGGTCGTCTATAAGATCACGAACCTTGCGACCAAACCGTACTGCCAACTCTGTGTTGTGCGTAGCCTGAATAATCTTGAGCTTGGGGTTGCGCCCCAAAAACCACGCAGGCATTAAAAAACTAGCAAACTCAGACTTAGAGTGACGTGGCGGCATGTTAATAATCAAACGCTTTAACTCACCCCTGGCCACCTTCTCCAGTTTCTCCGCAATGATCCTGTGATGACGGCCCTCAATGAAATTCTCATACACATGATTAGCAAAGGGCATGAAATAATCTTGCGCCTTTTCCCGTATATCTAGTGTTTTCTTAGCCTCAGTTAAGGCTAAGATTTCCTTTAAAGCTTCCTCTGGTAAGGCTTGTAGGTTCATACTTTCCTGCTAATTGGCGCAACCGTTTCTGTTGATGCAACTGTCTTACGTTTTTGACCCGGACCACGTCCACTTCTTGCTTCACCAGTATATCTTCTTGTACCCGCCCCAGGACGTTGTCTGGTTCTTTCAACCGTCTTCTGACACGTAGGTCCATCAGCCCCGTCAGTTAAAGTATAACCCTCTGGGCATTCATAAACCGTCTCACCATCTTCATTCGTTGATGTCATAGGCGGCACGAAAGGCAAGTCCACTACTACTTCTGGAGGATCTACTTCAATGTCATCATCTTCTACTTCGACAATGACTTCTTCATCTTCTTCATCCTCACCCACCTCAGTAACTTGATTAAAGGGTAACACAACCGTTGTAGTTTTTTTAGTGTCCTGTTCGCCTGTCTTAACCTGTTCGCCTGTCTTAACCTGCTCACCTGTCTTAACTTGCTCACCTGTCTTAACCTGCTCACCTGTCTTAACCTGCTCACCTGTCTTAACCTGCTCACCACCTAATTTTACCGTCGCAGTTCCGTCCTTATTCTCCGTGACTATCGTTGTTTTACCCTCAAGACTTGATTTAGCGTTTTCTGTCTCCGCATCTGGTAATCCCTCAAACCCTAAATCTATAGTCGCAGACCCATCTTCATTCTCCGTGATTACCGAAGCGTCTTCGCCGCGTACTGAAGTAAACGGCACCGCCGAATCATCAACCAATACCTCCACTTCAGCGTTGTTTGTAGTAATATCCTCGTTTTGATCAACAGTGGCACCTCTCAACGATTCCTCAGAAGTAGTAACCCCCTCGTAATTACTTTTCCAATTCTTTACCGCTTCTGCATTAGCCGCGGTAATCTGCGCCTGTGTAGCGTTGCCTGGCAAAACAACGGAAGAAGCAACAAAATTATCTCTGCCCGAACCTGAACCTTTCCCGCTAATCCTTGATGCAACCTGTATAGTTATGGTGCCGTCTTTATTCGTAACCAATCTCCCGACAGGCTCTCCATAAGCCGCATTTGAAATGGAACCAATCTTTTCCCCCTGCATGTTTGTGAAGTTTTTCGTGTCTCCTCTAACCTCCAAATACTCGGCGTTGTTTTTGTTTGGGTTCATGTTTTCTCCCAAACTGTCTGCGGCAAGTAAACCACTAAGTGTATCACCAACCAATACTTGCGTAGGTATAGTAGACAACGATGCTCCAGCATCAGAATCCATCTTCTTCGTAACCGCATCCAACCCTATATTGTCAGCCGCCGATAAATTTAAGTTACCACCTCGTGTCTGCACTTGACTCACCTCATCCGATTTCGGTCCACTCAAAACAGTCTCGATACCTTCCGCAGGACGTTGCGTTAGACTGGCTTCACCTGTTTTTAATACTTCCGCCTGATCAATTTGTGGAGCAGAAGGAGCCGCTGGTGGCACAATCCCTGCATCTATTTTTCTTTTTACCGCCGCATCTAAAGCTTGCTTACCTTGAAAACTCATATCCAAACGGTTGTCTTGACCAGAAGCTAATGCCTCTTCCACAGGCGTAACTGCAAACGGTGCAAACGGAACTTCTTTCGCGCCTTTAGGGACAATTCCCTGCGCAACCTTTATCGCCGCATCTCCATCTAATATTGCTCCCGCACCCAATTCAACCGTAAAACCAGTGTCTTGGTTTACTAAAGTATTTCTGTCCCCGTCATACGACACGTTATTTGCGCCAAACTCATTGTTAAGTAATAAGGCTTCAGAAGCCGTTGCCGCCGCATCAGCATTCGGGTTGTCATACGCAGTAGGAACCGTCGTTACATTCTCACTCGCAAGTGTGCCCGCAGTAGGAGAAATATTCGGGTTCAAAACATTAGATGCTGTTTGAGTCGCGCCA